ACGGTATCGGAGATAAGTATGGCGACGGATATACCGAGGAGCAGTGTGTACCGTCACGTTCAGAGTTTGGTGGAGAGTGAGTTGTTGGAGGTGGGACGTAACGACAATCGGACGGGGGTGTATGTGTCTAGGCGAATAGATCGTTAGGAGTCCCAGATGGAACCAGAAGGGAGCCTATGTTTGAATAAACGGGATGTAACCGGACAAGTGTGGATACTTGTGACTACTTTCTCGTTTAATACCTACGGTGGGCGGTCGAGTTTACATGACGCGATCGCACAAGAAGAATGGCGCTGATGTTGTCACTCTGTCCAAGCGGGACTGGGGTGTATTTTTTGGCGCAATCTTTCCTGTGTTGGTCTTGATTATCCTTGGTTGGTTACGACATGATCGTCTCTTGACGACCTTGATCGTCCAGCAGGACTCTATTGCCGACAGGGTGGAGCGTGTGGAAGAAACGCTCGACCTTGGGAGGCGAATCCAATGAAGTGGTATACACTTGCCCTTCTCTTCTTTCCCCTTTCCCTCGCTGGTTGTTCGAGAGCGGGTGGCCTAGCCTCTGGTTTCAACGCCTCCCCTCCGGGGCTTGGATCCGTCTCACAACCAGCAGGGGAGGGGTTAGTTAACCTTGCGACTTCTTCAGGCGCTCTTTGGCCCATCACTGCGGCTTCCGCATTGTTCCTCCTTGCGGCCATCCCCGCCTTCTTCATTCTTTCCCGAAAACAGTTCTTCTGCCTCCTGATTGTTGGGATTCTCTTGGCAATCTCTCCAGTGGTACTGCTTCGGATCTTGGATCATCTTGTGATCCCAGCGGCGGTGATTGCGGGCATTGGCGGACTCGCTGCTCTGGTATTCTTCCTTGGACGATTATGGGACCGATGGAAGACAGCCAAGCAGGCAAAGAAGATTGCAGAGACAATCCGATCAGATGTGTTTCCATCGACGCTAAGTGACTCAGAGGCTGCGGAGGCCATTGAGTCACTGGCAACTATTCGGAGATCAAACCCAAATGGATGAGTTTGGAACCTTATTGGTGTGTGCAATCGTCGCCTTCGCGGGCGGCGCGATTCTTGATGCAACCGGATTCTTTTCTTGGTTGTGGAAGTTCTTCCCTTGGACATCGAAGGGAAAGTAGGGGCTTGGGGTGGAACTTCCGGTTATTGACGACTGCGGGGGGTGCGGCGCGTGCTGCATGAGTGTTGGGGTTCCCCCCTTTTCGGATGATGAGTACAACAAACTTGATGGCGAGGTTCAGACGGAGATAGCCTTGTACAAGATTCTTGGCCGGACAAAGGGAATGGTGTGTGCTTGGCTCACCGAAGCGAGGGAGTGTGATGGGTACTCCATTCGCCCCGATGTTTGCCGACTGTTTGAGCGTGGCGGAGACGACTGCATCCATCTGAGGGCGGAGTACGGAATAGATAGGTACGAGGACTAATGGCCCTGCAACTAAGTATTCAGGACATTTCGAGCGAGGTTGCCACCGTAAAGGATGCGACCATCTCTGATTCCGGCAGTTATGCGGGGCGTGGGGATGCGACTCTGTCCTTTGTTGGAACGGCTTCCGGCAAGACCACAATAATCTACCGCTCGCTTCTTTACATGACGGTGGGTGATCGGCTCCCAAAGGGTGCGGTAGTGAACAAGGCTACTCTTCGCCTAAACCTCACCGTGGCTGGCGGAAGTTCGCTTACGCTGCAACACAAGTTTCTCGCCGTTGACTGGACCGAGGACTCCTCGTTCCCCACATGGGCCAACCGTGCAAGTGGGACCGCTTGGGGCAGTAGTGGTGCCTCTGGTTCTGCCGACACATCCGCGTCGTTTGGCACACAGAGTCTAGGCACCCTCCCATCGTCCACCGGGGACAACGACTTTGACGTTACGTCCTCCGTCAGGTATGCGGTTGAAAAGAACTCCGGGGTCTGGAACATTCTCCTCCTTGTGGATGATGAGGATGGGAGCCCGGCGGAACTTATCAAGTACAAGACGGGCGACAACTCTACGGAGGCCGACCGACCAGAACTCATTGTCCAGTACGTTCAGGGCGGCGGTGCAGCGGGGAAGATTCGGACAGCGACCATGAGGGCGGGTGTCCGCCGTGGCAGGTCCAAGCGGAAATAAGGGATTTACCGGCAATAAAGCCGAAGGTGAGATATGGCAGTTACATTTACCGAATACCACGATAGGGCAATGATGGTCGTCAAGGCGGAGATTACGATGACGACCACCGACCCTGAAACATTTGGCCCGACAACCCACAGTTATTACGGGTTCGTTGTCCAGTGCCGAGTTGATGAGACAGACGCACCAAACGACAACTACGACATCACGATCAACGATGAGTTTGGGGTCGATGTCCTCAACGGCAAGGGGCAAAATCTGACCGCTGACACGGTCATTACTCAGGCAGACCTTGACAATGGCATGGCGTGTTCCGGGCAACTGTCATTCATTGTTGAAGATCCCACCGACACCAAGACCCTCACTGTCTACCTTTACATTGCGAGGTATCAATGAGTTATCCGACCAAGGAATACCTTGAAAGGTTGGCTGAGATCGCTGCTCGCGACAATGAGTCCGAGAAGGCGAAGAAACTGACCCTCAAGCAGAAAAGGTTCCTTGGGGCCTTTGTCCAGTTCGGGACAATCCTTGGAGCCTCTAGGGCAGCAAACATTGGACGAACCACTCATTACAAGTGGGCAGAGAACTCCCCCGCTTACAGAGACGCATTCCTTCACGCTGAACTTGCTTCACGCGAAACAATCATGGAGAAGTGCCGAGAGGTAGCATTGGATGACGGAAATGTTCCAATGCTTATTCACTTGAGCAGGGGCGCATATCCAGAAGTATTTGGAACACAACGACACGAAGTTTCTGGACCTAATCGCGGAGCCATTCGGGTGACGCAAGAAACAGAAACAGTAGACGAGATATTAGGCCGTATACATGGACTCATGCAGCAGCACGACGCTGCCAAATCATCCACTGATCGCCCCAGCCTACCTAGAGGACGCGGCGACGGGTTTCCCGATTCCGAAGACTGATCAAGAGAACCTCTCCATACGCGAGAGTCTTTTGAATGCAACAAGGTCGGACGAAGCCCAGCAGAAGCAGGTTCTTGAAATGTGCAAGGACTCGCTGTTGCTGTGGGTCAACCTGTTTGCGTGGACATACAACGTCAAGGTTGTAGATGAATACGGGCGTGAAGTACCTGCGGAAATACAGCATGTGCCGTTTATCACTTGGCCCGTTCAAGACAACGCATTCACCACACTGCTTGATGCAGTAGACAAGGGATACGATGTCCTGATTGACAAGTCCCGTGACATGGGCGCGTCGTGGATTTGCATCACACTCGCAACATGGATGTGGCTGTTTAGGGACAACACCCAGTCTCTTCTGGTATCCCGCGTCGAAGACCTCGTTGATCGAAGGGGCGACCCCGATACCCTGTTCTGGAAGATCGACTATCTTCTCGCCAACATTCCAGACTGGATGCTCCCCTGCCCCCGTCAAAGCATTGAAACCAAGGGCGAGTACAGAACGCACCTTCAAATCGTAAACCCAGAGAATGGATCCACGATTTCGGGGCAAGCGACCACGGGACATGTTGGCCGTGGTGGTCGTAGAACCTTGGTTCTGTTTGACGAAATGGCTGCTATGCAGAATGCCAACGACGCATGGCGATCCGCCGCTGATACCACCTCCTGTCGCATCGCCAACTCCACGCCCATTGGGCCGGGGACCGAGTTCAGCAGGTTGCGTAATCAGGGTGTTACGGGCGGAAGCCCCAAGATTGTCACGCTTGGCTACTGGGATCACCCCAACAAGGGGCAGTTGCGTGACTGGAGGCAGGACAAAGACGGGGAAACCACCGGCATTGCGGGTAGATGGTACTGGTGGACTCCTTGGTTTGAGGAACAGTTGCAACGCCGTGGCGATACCGCCGATGTCGGGCAGAACATTCTTATTGACCACACGACTTCGGGCGACCTATTCTTCAACGCAACGGTCGTAACAAAACACTACCAAACATACGGTAAACCCTTTAGGCAATACGAAATAGTTGACA